TATTATCTATGGATTTAAAAAATCGCAAACCAATAAATGTGAGCATTGTTCCCCGCTCAGGGCAGACTTATCCTTCAAGTCTATTTAAGAACTAGCGTTGAGTCACTCTGACTCCGCCATTATACCACTGGAGGTATATCATGAAAATATACCACCGGTGCGCCAATCCAGCCAAAAAGATTAAAATCTTCTCCAGCCGCTGCAAAAGTATCAATATTGACATAATCGTCAGTTTGACTACTAAATACATTCAGACTAAAACTATCTCCACCTGGAAAGGAACGCAAAAGAGTGTTCCTATTGGTAGAATAGTATTCATTGGCAGTCTGACTAAACCTTAAGTTTACAGTGTAAGGTATTTCCACTTCAAGAGCATCTTGAGATCTGCACTGAGTACGTGCTGCCCCTGCTGATGCATAATCTCGACCCAAAAGTCCTTTACGTGCGCTACTACCAGTTGATCCCGTCTTAGGGTAATTAGTGGTAGATGGACGCAATGTGGATGTAATATTCCTTTGAGCAGCTCCCGTTCTACGAGTGACTTCCATGCTTGATATTGTTGTATTAGGGCAGAATTTCCACCTAATAGAACCTCTCCAGCCAGCATAAGCTCGACGGAGGTAAGTTAAGTATGTTGGACCACAATAACTATAGGGTCTAGGACCTGTAGCTGAATCAAATCCATCTGGATTATATCCATTCAAAGGTGGATATGCTCTAAAGATGAACAAGTGTGAATTAAGATTAGTAGAAGTACTAGAAATACCTAAAGTTCTCACTAAACCATATCTTTTAAGTAATTGACGAAAGGACGTAACTCTTTCACCATAAAAAATTAAAGGTTTTTGATCAGTTAAAGTATTAACCCCTTGTATTAATTCAATTGTATTGGTCTCACTCTCTGGGGCATTTTCTGTTAGTGGAGTCTCTTCCACAGCAGATTGACACTCAATATCAAAAATAGACCCACTCTGGGCCTCTATTTTATTAGATTTAGAGGTCGGCTTAGCTAATTCTCCTAAAGTAACAGGTGGAAATGGAAAAACATGTAATCCTTCACCAATTGGATTCATTAATTCAAAATTATCTCCTCCTGAAATAGAAACTGCTATAGTTGCTCCGGTAGTACTGTCTGGCGTCACCAATTCATTGACTACTCGTACGTAAAAGATCCCATTACTAGTAGTAGAACTAGAAGTTTGTAATTCAGGACTAATGGTCGTATGAAACAATCGTGAGTTATCTCTAGAAATTTGCATATAAGGAACATTCTGTTGCCAATTAAATTCAACTGTGAAATCCCTACCATCTGATAGATCAATGAAAGTACTAAAAGTTGTATTATAAGGATCACCAGTCAAAGGTCCTTTAGGATCATAGATGATAGCTAATCTACCTCTATGATATTGAGAACAAATTATCTGAAAACGATATTTAATTGTTCCAGACCAAGCAGAAAAAGGACGTGAAGCAAAAGATAGAGATGTTGGGATAATTCTAGTTCCACCAGATACAGCACTCCGGGGTTCTGCCATTGGATCTACGTCACAAGAGAACAACGTTGTTCCCACAGTTTTCGTAGGATCCCAAGGAAACTGAGTTAAATAACTTTCACGTGATGTAATATGCGCTAATGTCATATCATCATCTGGTGGTAATCCTACTGTTCTAGGATCTATAGTCAACTCTTGTTTACCTGATAATGTTAATTTCTGAGAAGTATCTACTCCTTCGGATAAAGCTAAACTAGAAACTGGAAAATTTCTCATAGGAGAAATATCAGCTACCATTGATGGTTTAGAATATCCAAACATCTTAGCAACTTTAGAAACAGCTGATGCACCTATTTGTGTAGCTAAAGCAAAGGGACCAATGACTGGTACTTCCTTGAGATAACCTGCAAAAGAAGCAATTGCATTAGCAGGACCTGAAATCACTCCTTCTTCCACATATTCATCTTTAGCTTGTACTTGAATAGCGAAAAATGAATCAAAATCTTCACGAGATTTACCAGATAAAGCAACTAACCCCATTGTAGGGGCCGTCAACTTAATATCTGTCATTTCAGCAAAAATAGTAACAGTAACATTGTCATTACCACCATTTAACTGTTTGAGAATAGAAATAGAATCTAAGGCAACAGATCCTATTTCAGCAGCAGTCGTAACTGGAGTTCTCAACGCAAGATAATTTTGTGGTAGAAAGAAGGGAACACACAAACACCCTCCTTTTCCAGTGGAGGCATTTAAATAGAGATGAGGTCTTTGTGATCTAGTAATAATCTGGGTGTCGCCCCCAGCAGTAAAGACTAGATTGTCGTTAGACAAGTATCTATATGATGCTAACAATAGACCAGCATGAAACGGTGTACCATTAATATAGAATGTTAATTTTAAATTACCTTTAACAAGGTAAAAATTATCTAATTTCTTAATAACGGCCGGATTGCTCAAAAATAAATGCCAAGGGTTGAGAGACAAATTAAAAGATGTCCCTACTGCCCAAGTACTAGTATGTATCTGAACTTTCCGTTCCAAAAATCTCTCAATACCTGCATTGAATGATATACCATCATCTGTTGGTAAGAGTTTTTGTGTAGTGGATTCTACTGCCATGTGCATACTATTATTAGCATGAATGGAAGTAGTGGTTGCCGCAGTCTCACTCATGGGGACTACGGAAAAATAAGCAATAACGTCTGCTTTAACGAGTGGAATACCACTATTTAAAATAAAAGAATCCATAATTCATTTTATAAAGCCGCAAAAGGCTATAGGAATGTTGAGACTAAGGCTTACCTATATATCCTTAGAAGGTAGTTTTCGTACTATAACGCTTAATTTTGGTATGATTAAGAACATAACACATATAATAACCAGAGGTTAATTGAACCGTAAAACGCCAATCTCCTCCTTGAAATTATATATTGTGTTGAGTACCGCTCACCACGGGAGTTGTAACCGTCTCCACGGACTAGTGCGCATAAGCGCTATTCATCCAATGACATAATGCGGTCGAGGGATTCATCTGTTCCCAAAACCCATTCCAATGTCTTATCATAATTATAATAATGTGATTGAATAAAAAATCTTTGTACTTCTGGAAATTCACTAAAAATTTCACTCATCTTAAAAGTAAAACTATCAAAGATCTCTCTACCATGTAGACTCCATTCTCTACGAGCAGATAAGTAACTTTGGGCAAGTTGCTCTTCATGACTAATATTACCTCTATCAACAAACATACATAAACTTTTAAAGCTACTTTTGAGAGCTAGAGGACCAATATATCTATCAGAAATAGCACAATATTTAAAAGTACGTTTTAAAAAATCGCACTCAGAAATATTAATAAAAGGTACACTTTTACTCTCTTTATCAGCCATAGTATAAGGGATTCCTTTCTTAGCTAATTGATCAACAATAACTGTGTGATTAAAACTATCAATCTTGGAACCCATAATATTATCGTCACCCAATGTCATTAAATTCACATTATCAGAAAAGGTGCTCAAATCCAAACCGGATCTGAAATACGCCAATCTAACATACATTGAATTAACGACAGAATTGATAATAGTTGTAAGAGGATGACCAGAAGAATTGCCACCAAAAAATTGAATAACATCACCATTCATATTAGTAACAGGAAAAGAAATATCTGTGGCAATACCGTTAGAAATAGCTTTATCTCGGGCAGAAAGAGGGTGGAATTTAGACCTCAAAGTGTCTAAAACATCAAACGCTGCTCGAATCATCAGAGGTGGCATATTCTTATCAAAAGCTTGATAATCTCCTGCAATCATTCTATCTTTTCCAAATGCAGTTAGATAACGATACAAATTGTCCCAATCTATTGAATAACAATTCATTGAAACAGCACACTCAGTTATGAAATTATGTGTCATAATTGCTTTCGTAATAGTCAGATATTGTTCACGTACTACTATGCTAAAAGCTACATCACAAGCTGTAAAAACACGTGTTTTGCCAGTATCAACCTTAGACTTCTTAAGAGGTTCATCTTTAAGAGTTCCTTGAAAGATTGGCATAAATCTCTCATCTTTATAATAAGCAAATTTGATATCATGTATCATATCTAAAACTTCTTTCGAAGGAATATGATATTGAGAGTGTTCTTCAGAAACTAAAGTAAAATACTGTCTCTTAGGGCCAATAAAATGGAAACCACCTGAGGTGGACATAGGCAAAGAGTTAATATAACTATCTCCATCTACACCATTGATCGCAACATGTTGAGAAACGACACTACAATCTTTCAACCATTCAGTATCTTTACATAAATCTTTCAAAAAGGCTTGCTCAACAAGTTGTACTTCCTCGTCATTAAAATGAGGAGAAACACTACCTTGTTGTGTAGCAGCTATGGTAAAGGGATTAAGCCATACACCTTTTTCTTTTTTAGGAATCATCACTGGTGCAGAAAATTCATTAGTAATGCCAAATTTTTCTTCAACAGCACTACAAATAATGGATTTCTTAACAGAACTAGAACCTGAAGAACGACCTAAATAAGATCCTAAAATAAGACCTTTAGCATTCTCAGCCCAATGATGCACACCCTTAGAAGGGTGTGGTTCTACCAATCTCCCACTGTTACGAGAACCACGGTTAATATGGTCACTAGATCCTAGATTAGACATAGTCCAAGTAGGAGAATCAGATTTAAAAATTTCCTGAGAAATTTGAGAAACTATCATTCTATTATTATTATTGGAGGGTGAACCAGCACAATGTATACCTGAAATAAAAACTCCTTTTGCAGAAAAAGAGAGTATGATAGAACCACAATCTCCAGCCTTTGGAGAACGATCTAATCTTTCACCATCCATAAAAGTACCTGTAATAGTATGACCATAAGTGTCTCTATAAGTTAAGTTTACCAATCTATTGGTTGTACCATTGCCTACTGTGCCAGATGACAAAGAACGGTCAAAGATCTCAACAGTTCTGCCAACATTATCCTTCTTCTTAGGTAAAAAAGAAAATAAAGATTTCCTCGGCAAAATATTTCCTGAATGAAACATTATAAGATCATTAGGCAATCGTTTAATGTTATGATCGGTTAAATAGAATGCATTCTTTGGTGTAAGTGAAAACTTGATATTTTCATAAGAAGCGATACACTTCCACTTAGAATAATCTTTAGAAAAAGGATGTTGGACAGTGACGTACCACCCATCTTTTAAAGCAAAACAAGTAACAAACTGAGGAGATAAATCTCCACACTGTATACTCATATTAAAAGTTCCTTTTCTAATAGTATTAATCAACTCATGATTATTATTAGGTTTGGAAGTTTTAGGTACAACAAATTGTGAATTCTTGTCTTGCATAAGCTCCCAAATGTTAGAATGTGATTGAATATCACGATCTGGTTCAGATTCAGAAGGATCAGGCATAAAGTAATTAACAATCATGTTAATGATAACATACATTGATAAACCTGAAACTGCTTGTATGAAGAAAAACCGACTAACCGAAGCTTGAGTTGGAACATTATCTTCAGTTGTAGCATAAATCATTCTAATAAAGGCAGCTTGGTACGTGTCTTTTTCAACGAGTTTATTTATTACTTGATCATACAACCAGTTAGGGGTAAATCTAGAAAGTCCTCGGAAGAAATAACGAAGGACTCTTTCTGTTCTAGTTTCAGACCGAAAGAAATTTGTCCAAGATTGAGATTGAATAACATCGTCTTTAGCATCAAAAAATAATAATGGAGCCTGACAATCATTACACTCAAAGTATGAGAGAACCCCATGTTCACACATACTGACATCTTCATCTTGAGTTAAACTATTAAGCATAACAGTTGAAGAGGCCTCATGTTTAAGTATAGCAGTGCGTAAAAAAGAACTTAATTCTGCACCTGTACATAATTTACGTTCGGGTTCTGGATAGTAAGTATCATAATGTGTTGTCACAGTTTCATCACTCGCTACAGTGAGTCGTACAGTTTCAACATGAAATAACCAAGCATCTCTGACCATGCCATCAAGTTTTTTCATCATACCAGATTGAGGGTCAACAAACTCTGGTTTAAGAACAGGTTTGATAACAAAAGGGAAACGCCTTAACACAGCAGCTGGTTCAGCAACTGCATGATAAGCATTTAAATCTTTGGTATTAGTTGTAGCAACCACTAACTTAGGTACTAAAGGAATACATCCTTTATCTTCAATAGCAGCTTGAGTAGTTGCAATACCAACAGAATTTACAACAGTGATAACATCACGGACAGAAGTAGCTTGTCCGGATGAAACTTGTTTCACATTTTCTCGTGCTAAATCGTCCATGCAAACAAACCACTGTTTAGCACCAGTATATCCACTCCAATATTGATCGTCACAATTATAAGTGTACATATTCTGTTTTGGATCCCAGGTAAGATCAGGATAAATTCCTGACTGAGTAACAGTTTGGTGAAAAATAGTCCCAATTAATTGGGTTACACTTGACTTCCCAATACCTGGAGAACCATGAACTAGAACGGAAAAAGGAGGACGCCGAGTACTAGAGACATTATGTTCTCTAAGTAACTTTGAACGTCGTGTCATAAGAATCTTCCATAAAGGTCCAATATGGCGAGGAGATAGCGCTTGTAAAGCGTTACCTCGACCTAAAATATGATCAATTTCTTCTAACATTGTTGGAGCGTCAAAATTAGCTGTAACTGGAATATTATCTAACTTGGTGATGATATCTTGATAGGAAATAATCCAATCTCTAGTGGCTCTATCTCTAATAAGAACTGGTTGTAAAGATTTATCAGCAAAACATTCATATCCAACTTCTGCAAAAGTAACTACAAGATCTGCAATAGAGTAAAGCAAATCATTAGGAGAAGTGACTCTAACCTTGGAAACATTGGCTGAAAAGAAAGAATTAAATCCGGCTTCAGTAAATTTGAGTCCGAATTCCTTGGTAAGACCACAAGTCACAAGACCACATAGGACTCTTTGCATCTTAGCAGCAATATCGCTAGAAGTACAATCTTTCCAAGAGTCTAATGTGTTACGAGCAGTTTTAAGATAACTAGAAGATTGAGATTCAACTTCTATAACTGCTTCATGACCAATTAATATTTTAGCAATAGTAAAAACGTCTTTCGTAACTGGATAATACTGTTTTATGAATCTATAAGACGCAAACATAGTATTAGTTAAAATCTGAGAGTTAGTTTTACCACGATTTTGTTTCATATCATGGTAAAAAGCATAAACATTAAAAATGAGATCTGCGTAAGCAGGAAACTCATCTATATTAGCAAATGCTGATTGAGATTCAATATCTCTATCGAAAGCCTCTCTTAAAAGCCTGCGATCCTTTTGTTGTCGTCTACAACGCTCATTTCGTTTGTGAAAATACAAACATAAACAAGCAAGTGCTACAATAGCGCATAATGTTAATGCGTAGCCAATTGTAATAAAGGTAAAAATAGTTCGTGTATTTTCAACGAACATTTGGTTTGATTCAATACGAGATTGTTGCATTTTAAGTAACTTTGTCATAATGGTTTAAAATGAATGATAAATATCAAGAAAATAAAAATATAAATCTGTAAGAGTCCTATAATTAAAAATATTATATATTATTATGGGCGGGTCGGGAACAATATAATAAGAGAATCAAGCTTATTATAAATGCAGATAAAACTGCTGAGTGTATGTCAAACTGAGGATTGTATCAGTTTTGCCGTGCTCACAAACACTACCTGAGGACGTAATCCGTGCAAATAGGTAACTCAGGCCCAGTAAACTGGTGTTCTTCCGTCTCAAAAACAAAAAATAAATTGAATTAAAACAAACAATTAAAAATAAATAAACGCTAAATTGTCAGACTAAAAGTCGTCATACATATGGGGGGTCATCCCAAGAGCGTAATTTTAATGACAGCTAATGAGAATACATTCATGTCTCAAAAGCAAAAGTAAGAGTATCTATTGATAAAGGGTTGGTTTCTAATAGAAATACAGTCTATAAGAAAAGAATTAAACGTCTGTAAACGTTAGGTGGTAAACCTTAAGAAGAGGATTTTTATTGGTACGTATAACTATAAACCGGGTAAAAAGAATAACTTATATAATAGATTATAAACCGCTAAAATTAATAAGCCTTATATAAAATAATGACCAAATAAACACAAAACATTACCAATATTCTGTATCCTAACACACAAAGAAATAAAAGAAAGTGTGTGGGGTGATGGAATTAACAAATAAACATAATATACATCGCCTGGATAGGCGAGATAAAACTATATATGTTAAAAGAGTGGTAAGTGCACAGGAATATAT